GGGGGTGTATACAATGGCAAGCAGGCTTAAACTGCATGAGGAATTCTGTAATATCCTCGGAACTAGAAACGTGTATTACAATCCCCCTGAGTCAGTAAGAATGAAATACCCTTGTATTAGGTATCAGTTAGCTGCTATAGATCAAACGTACGCAGACAATATGACTTATACCTCTACTAAAAAATACGAGGTAACTGTGATCGATTACGATCCAGACAGCCCTATATATGACGATATTATTAAGCATTTCCCGATGTGTAGATTTGATCGTCCGTATATCGCTGAAAATCTATATCACTTTGTATTTACTTTATATTATTAATTAAGGAGATAAAACTACTATGGCAAATTTTAAACTTGCATGGGATGAAGATACTAAGAAGTTATATGAAACCGGCGTCGATCGTGGTGTAGTATATCCTAAGACTGGCGCTAGTGGCGCATATGGCGATGGTGAAGCTTGGAACGGTTTAGTTAATGTTACTGAATCTCCCGAAGGTGCTGAAGCTACTCCCTTATATGCCAACAACCACAAATACTTAGAAATCATGTCTGACGAAGATTTCAACGGTAGCATTGAAGCATATACTTATCCCGATAGCTTTGCTGTATGCCTCGGACAAGTAGCGGTTAAACCCGGCGTATTCGCAACTCAACAAGTACGTAAACCTTTCGGTTTCACTTATCGCAGTTTAATTGGCAACGACACCGAAGGTACCAAGTATGGATACAAAATCCATATTGTTTATAACGCGCTTGCCGGTGTATCGGAAAAATCTAACCAAACCATTGGCGAAGAAAACGAACCCGAAACCATGTCTTGGGATTTCTCTACTACTCCTGTTGAAAACGCAGCTCTTTCCAAAGCTACTGCTCATCTTGTAATTGATAGCACTAAAGCAGACGCTGCTAAACTTGGAGAGTTAGAAAATATACTTTACGGAACCGCAGCAGTTATGGAAGGAGAAACTGTAACAACCCCTGCAGTAGCAGCTAAACTTCCCAGCATTGACGAAGTTCTTGCTTTATTCCCTGACGCTACTTAATAACTTAACCAAATAACATTTAAGGAGACGTACTCAGTGTAGGCTGGCGTCTCCTATTTAATTTTAAAAGAAAAGGAGAATTTTAAACTATGTTAAAGAAAACTGTAACTTATACCGATTATAACGGCGTTGAAAGAACTGAAGATTTCCACTTCAATTTAACTAAAGCTGAAATTATGGAAATGGAAATGGGCACTACTGGCGGTCTCGCTGAAATGATCAAGAGAATCGTAGGTGCGCAAGACATGCCCGCAATTATCAAAATTTTCAAAGAACTCGTACTTAAAGCTTACGGCGTAAAGAGTCCCGACGGTAGGCGCTTTATCAAGAACGACGAAGTTAGAGCTGAGTTCGAGCAAACTGAAGCATACTCTACTATCTTTATGGAACTTTCTACTAATGCTGATGCAGCTTCTGCATTCATTAACGGCATCGTTCCTGCCGATATGAGCAAACAACTTGCTTCACAACAGAAATAAATTAGAAAACACAGAAGGGGATGAGGGATATGCTTCGAATTACCATACCTGCCATAGACTTATGGGATGAAAAGAAGGAAGAGTTCGTTAGTAGAAAAGAACAAACGTTGCAACTGGAGCATTCCCTCGTCTCACTTTCAAAATGGGAATCGAAATGGCATAAAGCATTTCTTACTAACAATGATAAAACGACTGAGGAAGTCATTGATTATATTAAATGCATGACAATTACACAAAACGTCGATCCCGAGACATATAACTATCTTACCAATGAGAATTTTGCCGAGATTAACGAATACATTAAGAATCCTATGACAGCTACCAAAGTTTATGACAATGATGGCAAAAAGGGATCTCGCAAAACTGTAACATCCGAGCTTATTTATTATTGGATGATAGCGCTGAATATACCTCCTCAGTACGAAAAGTGGCATTTAAATCGGTTACTTACATTAATACGAGTTTGTAATATTGAAAACAAACCTCCTAAGAAAAAGAAAGGAAATAGCCAAGCTACTGCTAATCGTTACGCTGAGTTAAATGCTGCTCGCAGAAAACAATTAAATTCAAAAGGGTGATTTATATGATTAACTTTGAAATCTTCATGCTAGGGTTGTTCGTAACGGCAACCTTTGCTGGTCTTATGACCGAAGCAGTTAAGAAAATCTTAAACGACCTTGAAGTGAAGTACCACTCTAATATCGTAGCTGGCATAGTATCATTCGTTCTGGCTATAGGTATTGGCGTTGGATATGTCGTATTAAATAATCTGGGTTTCACTTCACATTCTATTGTATATATCGCTATCTTAGCGGTATTAAGCTGGCTATGCTCTATGGTCGGCTACGATAAGGTTACTCAAGTCATAGCACAAGTTAAAAACAACAAGAAAGGATGATTTAAATGAGTAACAGTCCTTTGGTGAGTTATACGAAGATTAGTCCTAATAAGACAAGTCCTAGAAATCATAAAATTGACACGGTCAGCATCCATTGTGCTGTCGGTCAGTTTACAGCAAAGGAACTTTTAAATTTGAGTAATTTCACTAAGGCCGATTCCAAGAATGGGTCTTCTTGCAATTATGCCATCGGTTATGATGGGTCAATTGGTATGGGTGTAGAGGAAAAAGACAGATCATGGTGCACCTCCAGTCGTTCGAATGACCATCGAGCGATTACCATAGAAGTGGCGTCTGAAGCCAAGCACCCATACAAAGTTACTAAAGCGGCTTATACTGCTCTAATCGAGTTATTAGTAGACATATGTAAGCGTAATGGTATCGAACAGCTTAAATGGAAAGCTAACAGAAATCTAATAGGCAGACCTGAAAAACAGAACATGACGGTTCATAGATGGTTTGCTAACAAAGCCTGCCCCGGAGACTACTTATACAAGCGTCACGGCCAAATAGCATCGGAGGTAAACGCTAAACTAACTGGCGTGCCATATAAAGTAAAAGTAGATATCAAAGATTTAAACATACGAAAAGGACCAGGGACCAAATATAGTAAGACTGGTGAATACACAGGAAAAGGAGTCTTCACTATAGTGAAAGAACAAGAAGGCTGGGGCAAATTAAAGAGCGGAACAGGATGGATTTCGCTAAAATACACTACAAAAATTTAAGGGGAACGACACATGATCAAGTTCAGACAAAAGGGCGACTTCTCCAAACTAACCAGTTATCTAGAACGAGTAAAAGGAAGAGCTCATTTGAGCGGACTAGATAAATATGGTAAACAAGGCGTTGCAGCCCTTGCGTCTGCGACCCCTGTCGATACTGGTAAAACTGCGGCTTCGTGGTATTACCAGATAGAACACACTGAAGGGAGAGTAACACTCTCTTTTTTAAATTCAAATGTTCAAAATGGAATTCCGATTGCTATCATACTGCAGTATGGGCACGGAACAGGAACAGGAGGTTGGGTACAGGGTCGAGATTATATTAATCCTGTTGTCCAGCCTATTTTTGATGAAATAGCAAATAACGCATGGAAGGAGGTAACTAAAGTATGAGTAATGTAATTGACCGTAAAGTTGTCGAGATGCAGTTTGATAACAGGCAGTTCGAGAAAAACGTTACCACTACCATGAATTCGGTCGATAAACTTAATAAAAATTTAGACGGTTTAAATTCCATCTCCAGCAAAAATGGTGGACTATCTAAATTAGGCGAGGATTTAGATGACGTAAGACGCAGAGCTGAATGGCTTCGTGAGTTTGATATAGCTAATTGGATTAATAATAAGTTAATTTATCCGTTAGTTACAGTTCTTCCTCGCACATTTAGCGAGTTATTTGGCGGCGTTGCAAGTAAAGCTGGTTTCGGCGAGTACGAACTTAAGATGGGCTCAATTCAAACCATCATGGCTGGTACTGGCGAAAGCATGGAAAAGGTTAACCAGAAGTTACAAGAGTTGAACGAATATTCGGATAAGACCATATACTCGTTCCAAGATATGACTTCGAATATCGGTAAATTCACCAACGCCGGCGTTAGTCTTGACGATTCTGTATCCGCTATCCAAGGTGTCGCTAACGTAGCTGCGATTTCAGGCGCAAACGCTAACGAAGCATCTAGGGCTATGTATAACTTTGCCCAAGCGATGTCATCTGGTTATGTTAAATTAATTGACTGGAAATCTATCGAAAACGCTAATATGGCGACTGTAGATTTCAAGAATCAGTTACTTGAGACTGCCGTAGCCGAAGGTAAGTTAACTAAGACTTCGAACGGCATGTATAAGACCCTTAAGGGCACAACCATATCTGCGACGAAGATGTTTAACGATTCGTTACAGGAACAGTGGATGACATCTGAAGTTCTTACTAAAACCTTAAAAAAGTATTCCGATACGAATACGGAAATTGGCAAAAAAGCTACGCAAGCAGCGACCGAAGTTAAGACCCTCAGTCAATTATACGATACATTAAAAGAAGCAGCACAATCTGGTTGGGCTCAAACTTGGGAAATTATTGTCGGTGACTTCGAAGAAGCCAAAAAGTTTATGTCCGAACTCAACAACACGTTGGGTGGTTTAATCGGAAAAGCTGCGGACGCTCGTAACGAATTACTTGAAAACTGGAAAGTAATGGGCGGTAGAGATGACATCATCGAAACTTTCCGCAATCTCGTTAAGGCAATAGGCTCGTTCATAGCGCCAATTAAAGAAGCCTGGGGTGAGATATTTAATCCGCTTACTTCCGAAGGACTTAAAAGTTTCACTGAGGGAATAAGAAACTTTACTCAAAGCTTAATACTATCAGAAGGAACGGCGGAAAATCTAAAACGTGTTTTCAAAGGCGTTTTCTCCGTACTTAGTATAGTAGTAGAAATATTTAAAGGCTTTGGCGCGGCTATAGGAATAGTTACCGAAGATTCTAACGGTTTAGCTGATGGACTGTTAGGCTTACTAGCAATAGTTGGCGATATGCTTTCCTCATTGGCCGATTTCATAAAAGAAACTAAAATTATCAAAAATGCATTCATAGTAGTTGGTAAAACTATTAAATTTATATTATCGATTCTAGGCACTCTCGTACAATCATTAGTCGAAGGCTTCGAATGCGGTCCGTTAGAAATATTTTCCGGACTGTTAGACGGTATAAGCACTAAGTTAGCAGAACTTGCTGACTCGTCTACGGATTTCGGCGAAAGATTCAAAATGGCATTCAAGAACCTTGGTTCTGCTATTAAAAATAGCGAATTCTTTAAAATAATATCGTCTTTATTGATCGGAATTAAAGGCATGGCGGTAGGTCTAGTTAAAGGCATCGTCAATATCTTTAAAGGTATCGGTTCTGCTATTATGTCAGGCGACGTAGGCGGTTTATTCGAAATGCTTAGCAAATTGCTTGACGGCGGTATTCTAGTCGGACTTGGCATGCTAGTAAAGAAAATTGTAGATTTACTTGGTGGGTCGGGTCTCGTTAAAACAATTAAAAATGTTTGCGAAAGTGTTAGCCAATACTTTGGAGCATTATCGAAAAATATAAACGCTGGCACATTAAAGAAAATCGCAGATGCTATCGGTATATTAACTTTAGCATTAATTGCGTTAGCGTTTATTCCGGCGGATAAATTAGAGAAATCCTTAGCCGCAATTACTTTAGCATTTGGCGAGTTACTGTTTATGTTCGCTATGATGAGCAAAATAGGTAAAGCCAGTATGGTCAAAGACGGCAAAGGCGGGTTTGTTAATGCCATAAAGGGTGTTACAGATTCGATAGCAAGCATAAACACCATGGTGTCAATGATGGTTGCGTTGTTGGGTATGACCTGGGTAATTCAACGAATGGGCAACTTGGATGTTGATACGCTAATTAAGGGCGTGACGGCAACTACGATATTACTTGCTGCAATGACCGGCGTAATGATCGCTTTGTCTAAGTTCCAAATAGCTAGTAAAGAGACTCTGCAGCAAGGCAACGACAAAATGTCTATAAAATACACTAACCAAATCAAAGGCATGGTTACGATGGCGTTTGCGCTATTGATTCTTTCAGTTCCGCTTAAGGTTCTCGGAAGTATGGAATGGGACGCATGGGCTAGAGCAGTTGGCGGTATTGTTATACTTTTAGCGGCAATGATGGGCGTCGAAATAGGTTTATCCAGACTCGGTCAGTCCGGAAAGACAATGCTTGCTGGTTCTGGCGCAGTAGCTATAATGGCTTCCGCAATAAACATGATAATACCTACATTATTATTGTTAGGTATCATTCCGTTCCCGATCATACTCAAAGGTATTGGCGGTTTAGCTATGATATTGGCGGCAATGATGGGCGTCGAAATAGGTTTATCCAGACTCGGCAAATCAGGAAAGACAATGTTAGCAGGCGCTGGGGCAGTAGCTATAATGGCTGCTACCTTATGGACGGTAATGCCAATGTTGTTAATGCTTGGTATTATCCCGTTCAAAATTATATTGAAAGGTATTGGCGGATTAGCTCTCATATTAATCGCTTTAGGCGGCGTTGAAGTGGCTTTTGGTTTGCTAGGCGATAATGCTGGAAAACGTATGTTAGCAGGCGCTGGCGCTATAGCTATAATGATAGCCGTACTAAACATGGTATTACCCACATTATTACTATTGGGTGTAATGCCGTGGCAAG